AACTCCAACTTCGTCACGGAGTTCGTCCGGTCGAAGAAGTTGATCAGGTACCCGAGGATCGCCTTACCGTATGATGCTCAATCTAGTCAAGGTGGATATGAAAACTATATAGTTGATCAAAGTTCTGTATACACGTCCGAGAGCGGTGAAGGTGCGTACGCGGCGTTTAGAGATGTTATCGGAAATCACTGGTTATCTTCGTCAAACTCATTTGATGGTGCACCTGATGTATTTAACGGCGTTAATGGACCATGGATAAGTATACAATTACCAGACGCAATCAAACTTGAATATTTGGAATTTTATCAGCGCAACTCATTTACCAATCAGAAAGTCACTGCGGGTTCCGTATATGCGAGTAATGATGGTACGAATTGGACTGAAATAGGGACACTCAATAACGTGGGAGATTATACCACTGCTGTACCCGCGCGTGTAAATTTCACACATACGACTCTTTATGACAGGTATTTACTTCACGTCACAGCTAATCAAACTAACTATGTATCTATGGAGAGACTTTCATTCTACGGCGTCCCCGAATACGACCCGGAAGCCGACGGGACGGATGTCATCATGAGGTCAGTCCCGAACGTGCCCAACACGGATTTGTTGGAGGTGTATTGGGACGCCGGAAATACGTCGTCCTACTCAGGAAGTGGTACGACGGTGACTGACCTCTCCGGGAACGATGTGACGGGGACCATCACCGGTACCAACGGATTCGATAGCACCTATAACGCATGGGAGTTCGATGGCAGTGGAGATTACATACAGGGAACGGCGACTATTGGCGCGGTTGGTACGGGTCAGGTTATACACACGTGGTCTTTGTGGGTCAAAAATCTAACACCGACTTCGACGCAGTACGCATACATTTGCGGTTTCGGCAGTGCTAGTAGTGCCAACATGTCCGGATTTATGCTTAGAAATGGAGATCAGTTGGAGTTCACTGCGTACGGAACATACGTCTACGTCAAGGAACTCTTCCCCTATAGAGAAAACACATGGAAACACGTCGTCGGTGTTTACAGGGGTAATGCATGGAATGCGAGCAACTGCGACGTCTACATTGATGGTAGAAAAGCAACCCTCGTGGGCACCGCAACACAAGCTCTGAATATTTCAGGTACAGCCATAAACATTGGTTCGAGTCCGGGAGGTGGTCAGCCTTTCGTGGGTTCCATCGCCAACGCCCGCGTCTTCAGCCGAGCACTCAATGCTGACGAAGTGTGGGAATTGTACGCGCACCAGAGGGAGTATTTCGGGCACGGAAACTTGGATATGACCCTGAAGTCTGGGGTTTTGAATGTGCAGGGGGGCATAAAAGTCAATAATTACCCATTTTCTAGTCGAGCTGTTTTACGAGTAAGTACTAACCAAAATCAATCATTAAACAATAGTACTTATCAAACCGCCACATTCAACAATATCGACGTAGATACTATAAATGGATGGGATACCACATTTAACAGATATCAGCCGTCAGTACCCGGATACTATTTAGTAAATGCTCAAAGATTTAACGTAGGAGCAACAAGTAGTTATGTAGTTTGCCTCATAAGAAAAAACGAGGTCGACGTATGTTCAGCCACTATCGTAGGGGGTGGGTCAAATTACGCCATGGGTGGCGCTACAGCGCTTGTGTATCTTAATGGAACGACTGACTACATTTATGTGTTAGCATTAGCTCATACAACCATCAACCTCTCAACATCCAGGTCGTTGCATATAATTCACGTTTCATTTTAATGTTTCATTATAGTAATGTTGTTGATTGAAGTTTTGATGAAATTGTATCCGGAGAAATCATGGCTCGTTGAAGATAGTGATACGTACGACGGTATCGTATGGGGTGATATGGACGAGAATGACAGACCAACTGAAGAATTTCTTCAGTCTAAAAGGCTGGAATTCGAAACCGAACAAAAGTGGAAGGAACTCCGCAAAGAACGCAACAAACGCATTGCCCAAACGGATTACCTCGCTATCCCTGATTACCCCCACCCTACCGAGGAGGTCAAGCAGGCGTGGTTGGACTACCGTCAAGCCCTTCGGGACCTCCCCACCAATACGGCGGACCCAGAAAATCCCATTTGGCCCGAAGCTCCTAACTAAACACCTTTCCCTTTTCTCTCCGGTGAGTGTTCCTCACTGTAAAGAAAACCTCCCCCAATATTAGATAATGTCGACGCACATCATAAACTTTCCAGGCGCTGACATACACACGACGACACTCACATCCGTTTCGAACGTTTCGGTGGGCGAAAACTTGGACGTCACGAGCAATTTGACGGTGAGTGGGGATACGACGGTGAGTGGGAACGTGGAAATGTCGAGCAATTTGACGGTGAGTGGGGATACGACGGTGAGTGGGAACGTGGAAATGTCGAGCAATTTGACGGTGAGTGGGAATGCGACGGTGAGTGGGAACGTCGGTGTGGGGACGACGGAACCCACTGAGACCCTCGATATCGTGGGCAATCTCAACCTTCAAAAGGTTTCTAACACCGCCTCGATCAAATTGAACTCCAACGTCGTCACGGAGTACACGAGGTCAAAGAAGTTGATCAAGTATCCCCGGGTGGCTTTGACAAGTGCGGCAAGCAATGCATACGAAAATGGATATAAAGTTACATATTCGCATCAGCAAACTGACGGCAGTTATCAAGCGTGGCAAGCGTTTGATAATGATCCAAGTGATACAGTGGGGTGGTATTCTGATCATGCCCCTGATACATATTATAATGGAACAGGCGGTGCTTACAGTGGTACTACACAATTGGCGTCAGAAACAGAATTGGGTGAATGGATTGGTTTAGAAGTTCCATCACCCGTTAAATTGTACGATGTACGAATAGTCGCACAAAATTACTCTGCAACTACAAACACAGTTGACGATTTTGTCATCTATGCAAAAAAACAATCTGGGGATACGTGGACAAACCTAGGTAAATTCACTGGAATAGCTGCACGCCAGGGATCGGCTGCCGGTGTGACTGTAAATGTAAACTCATCAGACTACTACAAGTTTTTTGCACTCGTCGCGACAAAGAGAGATCAACAAGATACTTATGGTGTATCCATACGAGTTCTAGATTTCTTCGGCACCCCCGAATACGACCCGGACGCCGACGGGACGGACGTCATCGTGAGGTCAGTCCCGAACGTACCCAACACGGATTGGTTGGAGTTGTACTATGATGGTCAGGATTACACGTCCATGCCCTCTACCGTCACGGACAAGTCTGGGAATGGGGTGACAGGGACACCCAATGGTGGTGTCGGTTTCGATACGGAATACAAGGCGTTCACGTTTGATGGGGTGGATGATTACGTGAGTGGACAGTTGTCGTCAATTCCATCGGCAGACTTTGTTCATTCAGTCAGTGTATGGGTAAAATTTACCGGTGATACACTATCATCTAGTTTTCCATATGTATGTTTTGTTGGAGATACAAGTGGTTTATCTGGGAGTGGTTTATACTTGGCTGGGAGTACTAATGAAAATCCAGAATACCCTTTACATGTATCACTTTGGACTCTAGATTATCCTATACAGGGTCATATCACAACTAATGAATGGTACCACGTAGCTTTCACATATCCAGGAGGTGGGTGGAGTCGTTCATCGGTGAAAGCTTATATAAACGGTGTTCGGTACGCACTGGGTCCTAATAGAAGTACCGGTACGGAAAATTCTACAGCCACATTTACCACTACTAACGTAAACATAAGATTGGCGACAACTAATACAGGTTCAAGCTTTGAAGGTTCCGTCGCCAACTTCCGCCTCTTCAACCGAGCCCTCACCGGTGACGAGGTCTGGCAATTGTACGCGTGCCAGAAGGAGTATTTCGGGCATGGCAACTTGGGGATGACCCTCAAGGCGGGTCGCCTAGGGATTGGGACGACAGAGCCAAGGGCGGTTTTGGATGTGAGAGGGCCGACTAAATTTTCCGGAACAATGAGCTACAGTGTTCCATATTATTTTGCAAGACAAGCAAATACTGGTAGTTATGTTTATGATGAACCAATTGTATACAACAATCAAGTAAAAACCAACTATCCAGATTCCTTCTACTACAGCGCCTCAAATAACGGATATTACAAACCTCCTTTACCGGGTGTATATCAAATTCATATGACGGCTATAGCGAATGGTTCTGGGAATATACATATTCAAAAATATAACTATATAAATAACACGGTAATACTCAATCACGATGATACTCATTTTAATTTTACCAGTGGTGGGTGGGAGAGTGTAAGTGCATCTGCTTTAATATTAATCGATGACCCCGCGACACAAGGTATAAGAATATACGGCGACGGAACCGGTGGGGATGGTATATGGGCTTATGGTACATATCACGGCGTCGTTAGTATTGTGTGGGTTAGCGACATTTAAAAAAATACATACTATATAAATGACTATTTCTGAACTCATGTTAAAAAGTAAACTTATTTGGAAAACTTTTAGAGAAATGGTGGACGTTATGCCGGAAACATTTGATATGCCTTATCCGTCGTATGATCAGATTACATTTCCAGAAGGTTATGAAAAACCACCAAAGGAATTATTTGAAAATAAGTTTAATGAATTTTTGAGGGAGGAAAATTTCATAAAACTTCGTGAACAGAGAGATACCCTTCTTAATAAAACAGACAAATACATTGTCGCAGATTACCCCCACGCTACCGAGGAGGTCAAACAGGCGTGGTTGGATTACCGCCAAGCCCTCAGAGACCTCCCCGCCAACACGATGGACCCCGAAAATCCAGTTTGGCCCGTCGCCCCCAAGTAACTCATTTTCCTAATTACTTTTTCCTCCCTCTATATTAGAAAATGCCCATTGGACCAGCTTCAGGGTTCTTGGATTTCACCAACGCGACCCCCAGGGCTAACGTCATAGTCGCACTTTCTAACATAGGTATAGGCACCGATGTTCCACTGCATGCATTCGATCTTCGTGGTACGGCGAACGTCGCGGACATCATCATAAACAACGATTTGACCCTCACTGGGGGTCTCACGACGAATTCGCTCACGATTAACAGCATGTCAATGAGCACCACATCAAATTTCCAACAAGTCACGAACGTCGGGAACGTCACGACGAACACGGTGGAGTTCACAAACCCAACGACGGGCCTCGCGGTGACTTCGAATGTGGAGGTCGGTGGGGAATTAAGTGTGAGTGGGAATGTGGAGGTGGGCACGGACAACTTGTTTGTGGATACGACGACGGGTAATGTGGGAGTGGGGACGACGGATCCAGCGAGAGCTTTTGAAATTACAAGACCTGGTGGTGGTGCTATTATAAATTTAAAACGTTCAGATTTTGGAACAGGACAAGGTGCACTGGCATTTGTGAATGGCTATTCAAATGTGGCTGCATCCATTACTTGTTCAAGAAGTGGTAGTGAAGGTGGGGAAATTCTATTTTATACTGTCCCCAATGATACAACACAAACATCAGATAATCCATATCAAATTCCTGAGCGTATGCGTATAAATAAAGACGGCAACGTCGGCATCGGGACGGACAGTCCCGGTGCACTTCTCGAACTCAGTAAAGCCACTGGTTCGGCGACGATTTCTCCAACGGAACTACGTCTGTCTACCAGAACAAATGCGGCTGATTGGAGTGTAACGGACCCATGGGCCAGACTTGCATTCTATACGAATGACCTTACCGGAGATGCACCGGGAGTCATGGCCTCTGTGGGTGCAGTCGCGAGTAGTGTCGATGGAGGCGAAAACACGCGCCTCGCGTTTTTTACCGCAGAACCACACGTTGAACGCATGTGTGTCGATCGTTACGGCAACGTCGGTATAGGGACGGCGAGTCCTGGTAGTACCAGTTACGCACCCGGTACGTCCTTACACCTGTTCAATGGTTCTGGTATTTCAAGTAGTTATAGTGGATCTATTCTCTCAAGTTCCAATAAACCTAGAACTTCTTTAATATTTCAAAAATATACAGCTTCTCCAAATGCCTCAGCGTGGGGTGAAGTCATAGGTTTTATTTCTTTGAATTGGATGCCATATCGTTCAACTAGACCTTTTGGTGTTGGGATGTACGGTCAACGAGACTCTTATGCGCATGATGATCAGGCGGACATGCACTTTTTTGTTACGAACGGTGGATATGATACTGATGTAGATGCATTAGTGATTGATGGCACCGGTGGAAGTCAGTCCACAGTAACAACAAATGGTTCAACTGTAACATCAGACGATCGTTTAAAAACCGGTGAAACTGTAATAAGGAATGCGTTGAAAAGTATTAAAAAACTGACACCACAGTTATACGCAAAACACCCATTTTATGGATCATTTTCAGAATTAAAAGATAATGTTAAATGTGAATCTGGTCTCATAGTTCAGGATGTTTGGTATGATGCACCAGAGTTTAGACATCTAGTAATGAAGGACAAGTCAGCCATACCTGCAAATGAAAAACCAATCGAACCAGTTCCGGGTGATATTACAGTTGACCCAGACTATTCCGATTGGGGTGATAAACCCGCATCGTTGAATTACACTGGTTTCATACCCTATATTATAAGTTCCATTAAGGAACTATGTGATGAAATTCCTCATCGTAAAATAAGTGCACCACGAGAAATATTTTCAAATATCGAACAATATCATGGTCTCATAGTTTCGAAAAGAGGAGATGATATATCCCCATCGTCGAGGGTAAAGGATAAATCAGTATACGGTGTCGTATCGGAAACACAACCGAAGGACGTCGAAAATAGCGAAATTTATGTGAAATCTCACGGTGAGGAAGGCCGTGTATGGATAATAAATACAAGTAATCTCGAAGCCGGTGACTATATCACAACTTCCAATGTGGTCGGCTATGGTCAGAAACAAGACTCGGATTTCCTTACAAATTATACGGTCGCCAAAATCACGATGGATTGTGATTTTACACAACCAAATGTACCTGTCAGAAAATGTATCCAACAAGTTCAAGATGTTAATTATTGGGTGTATAAACATCGTATAGGTATATCAAAAGAAGCGTATGATACTCTATCCGATAAAGACAGGTGTATCACTACACAGGAGATATATAAATTAAACGGTGAACAGATTTTTTCAACAACTTCAAACGTTTTTGATTCAAATACAAATACTTATAAAGAGGTTACATTGAACCCCGAGGATGTGCCGGGCGCCGAAAGAGAAACAATAACACAATATTGTAAAATTGATCGAGTGGAGTTTAAAAAGGAGATACCCGGACTTGATTTAGAAGTCCGTCAAGAACTCGTGAACGTCCTCGACGCAAATGGCCAACTCCAATGGGAAGATGATCCATCTGGTGCCACAGAACCGGCGTATAAGATTCGATACCTTGACGCAGATGGCAACATCACCGACGAAGCGAACGCAGTGCACACCGCCGCCTTCGTTGGGTGTACGTACCATTGTGGCTAACTACCCAAGTAACTCATTTTCCACTTAAAAATAACCTCATTAAATATTAGATGACCTCTTCCACAGGAACAGTAGTATTTAATGATGCGAAACTCCAAGCGGTAGACGTGGTCGCTACCGAACGTTTGGGTGTGGGTACGCTCGATCCCACC